ATCACGGAGGTGACCACGAAAACGACAAATACCAACCTTCAGAAGGACCTGATCGCAGAAGCCCAGATGAAGGCCGGGAAGGAGAGTGATTCGAATGACAATTCCTGAGAGTGCCCTGTCCTGGGCAATTGCGATCGCGAAAGACCAGAGTCACGGATACAGCCAGCAGCAGAGATGGGGCCCGGACTATGACTGCAGCAGCCTTGTTATATCGGCGTATAAGCAGGCAGGCGTGCCGATCAATACACAGGTGGTCAATTACACCGGGAACATGTCCGGCCTGCTGCAGTACGGCTTCAAAGATGTAACTTCCAGTGTCAACCTGGGCAACGGCTCGGGCCTGCAGCCCGGTGATATCCTGTGGTATCACCTGTCCGGTACCAACGGCCATACGGCCATATATGCCGGTAACGGCCGGATCGTACACGCCCGGGGACAGTCTAAGGGCGGCCCGGCAACAGGTGACCAGGGCGATGAGATCGGGATCACTGCCTATTACAGAGGCAGCTGGCAGCACGTATATCGATATGCCGGCGGCGGAGCTGCCGCAGCGCCTTCCGGATCCGCACCGGCAAAGCCGATGCCGGCTGCAGTCAAAAGGTATCCGGTTTCGACGCAGATGCCAATCATCAAACAGGGATCCGTCGGGCGCGCCGCCAAAGTGTGGCAGATGATCATCGGCGTGAATGCCGACGGAGAATTCGGTCCGAGCACCCACAAGGCGACGATCCAGTTCCAGCGTGCCAACGGTCTGGAGCAGGACGGCGAGGTCGGGCCGATGACCTGGGCAAAGGGGCTGAGTCAGCTCCAATAAATATGATATCCTCGGCCACAACTAACCCGGGTGGCAGGATACCTTCCGCGCTGGGGTTACCGCGGAAGGGCCATAACTCATTTCCTTTCTTTTGGGCCTGTCGCATTGCAAGCGGCAGGCTTTTTTCTTTTGAAATAGTGACCTAAATAGTGACCTCGATTTTCACGGATCCGCATAAACACTGGACAAAATGCCGATTTTAGGCGGGTTCGATTCCCGTCATCTGCTGAAAATGAGAAAACCGCATGGTTGTGGGAAAGTCCGATTTTCCTGTCAACCATGCGGTTTTCTCGTTGATACGATAGTATTCAGAATTGATGCAAAAATAGCGGTTTTGATACAAAAATATGCCCTATAGTGACTAAAATAGTGACCGCGAAATCGGCTCTGTTACGGGGCATTCCGGGTGTCTGAAAACCAGATAGTGACTATTTTGATCAAATAATCTTGCTGAAGTAGTCATTGATCTTATCATTCATCTTTTTTGCTTCGTCTGAGATCGTATCACGGTACACCCGCTTCATAACATGATCCGTCTTCCAGCCGCCGCGGGCCATGATGTACTGGTCCGGGATCCCGATCGCATGGAGTATGCTCGCGGAATAATGCCGGAGATCGTGCATACGGAAGTGGGGCAGGCCGGCACGCTGCAGCGCATGGTCCAGACGCTGGGAAATGGCGTCAGGCGTGCTCTCATTGATCACGTAACCAAATCCCCGGCCGATCGCCCGGATCGTCTCTGAGGGGAAGATAACCGACCTGTATGACGAGTAATTCTTCGGCAGGTCCTTATAGATGAACTGATGGTCCTCATTCTTTACCCGGGCACGCCGGATCGTGATCGTGTTGGCCTTGTAGTCTATGTCATCATATCGGATCGCACAGGCCTCGGATCGGCGCATCGGACCGAAGGCACACAGCAGGACACAGATGTACAGTTCCCGGTCGTCCTTGATCGAGGCGATCAGCCGGTTCACCTCATCTGTCGAGGGCGTGTGCAGCTCCGGCTTCTTCGGCGCCGGGAGTGTAACGGCGAACACGGCAGCAGGTCGGTACATCTTCACAGCTGAGATCATCAGGCCGTATATGTTCCGGATCGTCTTCGGGGACTTGCCATCGGTGACCAGATCGGAGACAAAGCGCTGCACGGTGATGGTGTCCAATTTGATCACGCTGTGAGCTCCGAACTTGGAACCGGCGAACTGCGTCCTCTCGATCTGCTTGTATCCCCGAACAGTGGAAGGGGACAGCGCAGGCCCTTTGATCGCAATGTAAGACGCCACGGCCTCCCCGACAGTCAGATCAGCCAGCTTCGGGCCTTCCTGGTATTCCCTCGCAAGGCGCTCCGCCTCGCGCTTTGTGGAAGCAGTAAAAGTCTTCTGGTGGGTCTTTCCTTTGCTGTCCTTGTAATCGTAGATGGTGATTTTCCACGTACCGGCTTTCGTTTTCTTCGCTTTTGGCATATAATATACCTGTCCTTTCTTATTGGCGTGAGAGAGGCAACTTATCCGCCGTCCATCCTGTTGCCGCAGGGTGGACGGTTTTGTTTATTCCGGTTTGTTCATCATAAGTTGATTTAATTCATTGATTGACTCCTGTACTTCTCCGTCTTTCCCCATATCAATGTTTAAGTGTGATAAGAAAATAGCAGAATAAATTGCTGAATCCGCATAATAATCACTATCCTTGCAGTAACTATCTACTCGATCTGATAGTTTTTTTATCTCGGAAGATGCGTCATCTGGATCAATGGACATATCCATATAGCCGTTCAGGATTTCTAATGCTTTTTCACAATATGTATATCCTTGATCTGAAAGTATCTCATTCGAAAAAATAACAGTACTGTCATCTGATTGAAATTCTAAAGTATCAACGTCAATATCATCATTTACTTTAAAGGAATCAAAGAAGACTCTGGCCCAGGCATTGTAATCATCATTTTCACTTTCATACAGGGATAAATGAGAAAACCTTTCGCTCCCTTTGTTTAGGATTTTGGAAGGGTTGTCCTCATTTTCTTTTCCCTCATAAGAACTAATTCCGAAATCATATCCTGCAACTTCGTAATCATTCAAAGTAATACCGAAATGACACCCCGCTTCGCCGTCTTCTTTACGATTCCTTGCGAAAAGGTCATAATTAAGCGAATTGGATTCCGCGCTAATGTCTCGCTCAATCTTTCCGATCATTTCGTCATCATAAGAAAATGAGACATAATCATCCGTGTAATCAACGATCTCAGCCAAGACAGGCGAGCATAGGCACGCCGATAAAAGCATAGAAATAACAAGAATTTTGTGTTTCATACTGTTTTACTCCTTCCATAATGTGCTTTGTCTTCAATTTCCTGAACATTGGCTTTGTTGAAATCTTTCTCCCGTATGTGGGCCATTGCGTGTTGATAAGATCGAAGCATGCCGGCGTCGCTTTGTCGCGGGTCAATGTAGACGGTGTATCCGGCATTGCATTCTAGGACTGTTTCATTTACTCCATCCGGTAATTCTGTGTAATAAATGAAAACATCCGGGCTCCAAATCTCAACCATCTGGGTTCGTCTCCTTAAATGACTTCAGCATCGCTGCAGCAGCTCTTAAGGCGTCCGGCCGGCTGTTTCTTGCGGCATCAAACAGGGCATGCAGATCCGGATCATCGAAGATCTCCTGTGCGACTTTTGCGGTTTCAGGGTTAGTATAGTATTCATGGTGTTGGTTTTTTTCAATAGCAGTTTCATTCCAACCCATAAGAAAGCCGGGTGTGACTTTGCAAACAGCTGCGGCGGCCTCAATTTTGTCTGATGGGATGTTTGTTATTAAATCATTTTCATACTTGTAAAGAGTCTGTTTTGAGACACCTATAGCTTTAGCAAAGTCAACTTGAGACATGCCCAAGTCAGAACGAAGTTTTTTGATTCTTTTACCTATTGACATCTCAATTCCTCCTATAAAAGACTGTAACTTGATAATAACACAAAAAACGACTGCGCACAAACAAAAATATCTTGACAAGTTACGAAGATGTGTCTATTATGGGTGTAACTTGTTAAGATACAAAGGAGGTGAGAACGTGATAAGAACCGACAAGTTGAGGGGAATCATCGCAGAGCGTGGAAAATCACAGGCTGACGTTGCATCTATGATTGGTATTACGCCAAAAACATTCTATGAGAAGATGAAGAACGGAGTCTTTGGGAGCGATGAAATTCAAAAGATGATCGATGGATTGGGTATTGAGAACCCGGTCGATATTTTTTTTGCCCCAGAGGTAACTTTATAAGATACTACTGTTTTTAATTTTCTCCTTATTAGGGAGGTGAGGTTGGATGGCAAAGGAGATCTGCAAGAACTGTATGCACTGCAAGCCGACATACAAGGGCGGTGCCTGTGAGTTGACCAAAAAGAAGGTGAAACTCTCCGGCTCTTGTGAGAATTACTGGCCGAAGAAAGGCTGATTCATCAACATGCATTTTTAATTTTCTCCTTATTACCGAGGAAGGAGGTGAAGTCGGGCAACATGCAGATTTGTACAGAATGCGGTGACAAGTTCACCGGGGAACAGATCAGGGAGATGCTGGCAGAGCACGAGGACTTCTGGGTGCGCCCATTCATCTGCCCGGATTGCTGGGACAGGATCCAGCACGCAGGTCCTGAAGAAACTGTGAAGAGACTGTTACAGGATTGAGAAGAAGGAGTGCAACAAGATGACATTCGGAGAGTTTTTGGAGGAAGGGCTGATCAAGGATGATGACAAGATCCTGATCCTGCTGCCGATCTGCGGAGCGATGCACAAGCTCCGCGGGAACTGGTTCCAGGATCACATCCTTGATCTGCAGGACCGGGAAATCGCTGAGGTTTCCTGGAATAAGGAAAAAGGTTGGAAGGTACGGCTGACGGAAATCAATCCGCAATCATGAAGGGAGGAGATCAATGGCAGTAAAGGTAGATATCTCAAAGGATAACGAGCTGGTGAGAACCATGCAGGGCGATGTGGCCGTCGTAATCAATATGAACCATGCCGATAAAACGGTGCAGAGTTCTATATCCGGCTCTGCTGATCCAGAGGACACAATCATCAACGCCGCGAAGGCACTTGGAATTATGACCGCAAATGTGCTCATGGAGAAAGAAGAGAGGGATCGAGTTTTCATAGAGGCACTGCTTGCTTTGCAGGAAGGATTCTTCGGCGACAATACGATTCTGGAAAAGTATCTGAGAGAGAGGAGCTGAGGAACAAATGACGATAACACGATGCGACCGGTGCGGCGCGCAGATCAACGGCGTGATGCTGGTCAAATTACGCGCGGGCTATGGCGAGCCGTTCAAGGGCCTGTGCATGGATCTGTGTTACAGCTGCACGAAGGATCTTTGGAGGTGGGCGCATGAACGGTCCGGAGAAAAGGATCAGACAGAGAGTTAAAGAAGTATTCAACTGTAGAAATATTTCGGAGATCGCACGCCGAACCGGGTATCCGAGGCCGACATTGTCTTCCTGGAAGAACAACCCGCTCCGGATCCGTGCGGTGGATCTGGAAACATTGGAAGAGAAGTTGAATCTCTCACGCCAATAAGAACAATCTCACGCCAATTAGAGAAGGAAGGAGGAACAAATGAAACGGGGAGAAATGATTAACAGGGCAATCGCAGCAGGCATCACGATTGCATTCATTGCCTTTGTACGGCCCGATCCGGATCCGGAGCTGTGGGGCGTCGCACTGGTGGCGCTGCTGATGTATGAGGGCATCCTGTGGTGCATGGGTCATGCCAGGAAGATGCGCAGGCAGGAAGAGGAAGATCGATATGATGCCTGGATTCGCAGTAACAGCAGAAGATGGGCAGATGAAGAGATAAGGAGGAGAGCATGAAATTAATTGTTGAGATGACAGACCTTGAGGAGATCAAAGCATTCTGTGACAGGATGGGATCTTCGGAAACGAAACCGAATATCACAGTGTTCGCCACACCGGCCCCCGCTCCGGAGCCCGCCCCGCAGCCGGCGCCTCCACTACCGGAGGGCTTCCAGCAGGCCCCGGAGAGTGTCCCTTTCAATACTGCACCCACTGCAGCATCTGCGCAGCCGGCGCCTCAGCCGGTCCCGCAGGCACAACAGACTACGGTGACTTTTGAGATGGTGCAGAAGGCGGCCATCAAAATGGTACAAGCACAGAAGCAGGAAGAGATGCGCGAACTGCTGAATAAGTATGGCCTGCAGTCCCTTCCGGAGTTGAAGGCGGCTCCTGAGAAGCTAGCTGCCTTCTACGCGGACATGGGGGTGATCTGATGGCCGGGCACAAAGACAGGGCTCATGCGATCCTCAGCCCTTCCAGCGCGCACCGCTGGATGACCTGTACTCCCTCCGCATTACTGGAAACACAATTCCCAGACACGACATCCAGCGCGGCTGCAGAAGGCACGCTCGCGCATGAGATGTGCGAGATCAAAGCGAGGCAGAAGTTCTTCCAGAGGACGGACCTCGGATACATGGCGAAGAACGTGGCAACCCGGAAGCTGAACGAGCTCAGGAAGAGTGAGCTGTTCCAGGACGAGATGGAAGGGTTCACCGATGACTATGTCGATATCCTCGATGTGAAGGCTGTCAGCTTCGAGAGCGCTCCATACATCGAACTGGAGACAAAGCTGGATCTGACAGACTGGATCCCGGACGGATGGGGAACCGCTGACTGCATCATGATCGGCGAACACACGCTTCTGGTGGCCGACTTCAAGTATGGCAAGGGCGTCCGGGTATCAGCGGATCACAATCCGCAGATGCAGATCTACGCTCTCGGAGCATGGAAGAAGTTCAGCCTGATCTATGACATCAGGACGGTGGTCATGATGATCATCCAGCCGAGGCTGTCCGCGGATCCGGACGTCTGGGAGGAGAGCATCAACGATCTTCTTGACTTCGGAGAATCCGTGAAAGGGCTCGCCGAGATGGCGATCAAGGGTGAAGGCGAGTATGTTCCCGGGGAGGAACAGTGCCGGTTCTGCCGTGCGCGGGAGACATGCCGTGCGCGCGCTGACTATAACATCTCCGTTGCCTTTGGCCACACAGGGCAGATGCCGCCTCTGATCACGGATCAGGAAGTAGGCGAGTATCTGAAGCGAGGAGCTGACGTGGCGAAATGGCTGAAGGATCTGCAGGACTATGCACTCCACAGCTGCCTGGACGGGAAAGAGATCCCGGGCTTCAAGGCCGTCGAGGGCCGCGGATCCAGAGACTGGACGGATCAGGACGCTGCCTTCAAGGCGCTGCAGGGCGCCGGCGTGCCGGAGGCAATGCTGTACGAACGGAAGCCGCTGACACTGGCCGCGATTGAGAAGGTCGTCGGGAAGAAGGCCTTCGCTGAAGCAGTCGGCCAGTTTGTGGTGAAGAACCCGGGCAAGCCGACACTGGTGCCGGAAACGGACAAGCGGCCCGCGATCACCAGTGTGGACACTGCATTCAGGGAGGTGCCGACGGAATGAAATGGTTCAAGGCGGGGAAAACCGAGAACAATGAAGGAACCACAATCGTTTATGAATGCCCCGGCATAGAGGGGATCACGATTGAAAGCAGAAAAAGACACATCCCACATTCTGGCAGAGGTGGCTTCTGGGATCATACGACTTTTTTCATTATAAAAAACAGGCAGGAAATCAAGGAAGTCTATTCCCTCAGTGACGCGAAAAGAATTGTCGAAAACATGGTGGAAACCGGAACCACCCTAAAAAAAGACACACTGGGCTCATAATTGGCGGCATGCACGGAACAGCCTAAGAACCGCAAGGGGATCGCGCGGATACCATCTCTGCCCCGGAGAACCCAGGTATCCGCATCAAAAACGTCGAAAGAGGAGGAACCGCATGAACGCCACGAACGAATCAAAAATAGTAATCCCCGGCAAGACGCTGCAGCACCTGCGTCCCGGGCAAATCGGAATGGTGAAGCTCACCCCGAAGGCCTACAACTTAATTGTCGACTTGGCCAATGAGTCGAGCATGACCCTCTCCAATATCGCCAGTGAGATCATCATTCAGGCAGTGGAGAAAAACCTGATAGAGTTTGACAGACCAAGCAGTAAATAAGGGAGGAGAAATCATTATGAACGCAACTACTATCACAATCGGAGAAGCAAGACTGAGTTATGTACATGTATTCGAACCGTATGCGTCGACACCAGGACAGGAGCCGAAGTATTCCGCGACGGTCCTGATCCCGAAGGCAAACGCCGCTGCGAAGCGGCAGATCGATGAGGCGATCGAGGCCGCGAAGCAGGCAGGCCTTCAAAACAGATGGAACGGACAGGCGCCTGCGATGCTTGCCACTACGCTGCACGATGGTGACGGCTTCAAGCAGAACGGAGAGGCCTATGGACCGGAGTGCAAGGGACACTGGGTCCTGAACTGCAACGCGAACACGAACCACCCGCCGAAGATCGTCAACATGGCCAGACAGCCGATCATCGACCAGAGCGAGGTCTACTCAGGAATCTATGGTTGGGTGAACATCAATTTCTATCCATATCTCAACGCCGGTAAGAAAGGCATCGGCTGCGGCCTGAACGCAGTGATGAAGACGAGGGACGGCGAACCGCTCGGCGGATCCGCTCCGTCGGTAGACGAAGCCTTCGCAGGCGTCCCGCAGATCGACCCGCTGACAGGGCTGCCGATGTAAGGAGGAGAGCATGCACCACATCAGTATAGACATTGAGTCCAGAAGCGGTGCAGACATCTCCAAGACCGGAAGCTACAAGTATCTGCAGGATCCGGACTTCCGGATCCTGCTGTTCGGATACAGGATCGACTACGGTCCGGTCGAGGTGATCGATCTGACGGAGGTTGACCGTCTTCCGGCAAACATCGTCACGATCCTCGAGAATCCTTACTACATGAAGCACGCATATAACGCTGCATTTGAATGGTATGCATTAAACCGTGCCGGGTACAACACACCGATCAGCCAATGGCAGGACACCATGATCCATGCGATGTACTGCGGGTATGCGGCAGGCCTTGCCAAGACAGGCGAATCCATGCAGATGGAGAAGGATTCCAGGAAACAGACGACAGGGACGGCGCTGATCCGGTACTTCTGTGTACCGCAGAAACCGACCAGGACTTTCAAAAAGAAGTATCACGATCCGGAAGACGATCCGGAGCGGTGGGAGTTGTTTAAGGAATACAACAGACAGGACGTCGTGGCAGAGAGCGCGATCCTCGAAAGACTCAGCATGTTCCCGATGCCGGAAGCAGAGTGGGAGCTGTGGAGAATGGACATCCGCATGAACGCTTTCGGCGTGAGAGTGGATAACCGGCTGATCGACGGTGCCCTGTATATCAATGACATCTGCATCGGTGAGCTTGCAGAGGAAGCGCACAGGATCACGGGACTGGAGAACCCGAACAGCACCCAGCAGCTGCTTGCTTGGCTGCAGGAGCAGGGCTGTCCGATCGACAACCTGCAGAAACTGACGATCGAGGAGACGCTGCAGAAGGAACTGGATCCGGCCGTGCGGCGCGTGCTGGAGCTGCGGCAGCTGATGGGGAAGACCTCCATCAAGAAATACCAGGCGATGGCCGTGACTCGCTGCGACGACGAAAGGATCCGGGGCATCAGCCAGTTTTACGGCGCCAACCGCACAGGCCGGTATGCCGGCCGGCTGGTACAGATGCAGAACCTTCCGAGGAACCACATCGACACGCTGGACGAAGCGCGTCAGATGGTCAGAAATAATGATTATGACGGCCTGCAGATGATATACGGCAACGTGCCGGACACGCTCTCACAGCTGATCAGGACCGCGTTCATCGCATCGGAAGGGCGGCATCTTGTGGTCGCGGACTTCTCTGCGATCGAAGCGAGAGTGATCGCATGGCTCGCAGGCGAACAATGGGTACTTGATGTCTTCAACAACGACAAGGACCTTTACTGCGAGACTGCAAGCGCCATGTTCGGCGTGCCGGTGGAAAAGCACGGCGTCAACTCTGATCTCCGACAGAAGGGCAAGATCGCAACGCTCGCGCTCGGGTACCAGGGCAGCACCAAGGCCATGGAGGCAATGGGTGCGATCCGCATGGGAATCCCGGAGGAGGATCTTCCGGACATCGTGACCAAGTGGAGGGAGTCGCATCCGAAGACCGTAGCACTGTGGTACGCCACCGAAAAAGCAGCGCTGAGCTGCGTCCAGAACGGAACTAACGAGGTGCTGCCCAATGCCTTCGGGATCACATTCCGGCTGGAACAGGATCTGGTCTATGGCCAGTCATTCATGACAGTGGAGCTGCCGACCGGCAGGAAACTGTTTTACCCGAAGCCGTACATCAAGGAAAACGCCTTCGGCAAGCCTGCGGTGCACTACTATGGCACGAATCAGGTGACAGGTAAGTGGGGATCACTATCCACATACGGCGGAAAGCTGGTGGAGAACATTGTCCAGGCTGTCGCAAGAGACTGTCTGTGCGAGGTCCTGAGGCGGATCGACGCCAGAGGATGGGACGTGGTCTTCCATGTCCATGACGAAGTGATCGTGGACGCACCCCAGGAAGTACACACCGAAGATCTGTGCGCGCTGATGGCTGAACCGATCGAATGGGCACCGGGCCTGCCGCTGAAGGGCGCCGGTTTCGAAGCCGAATATTACATGAAGGACTGAGGGGAGGGAGAGACAGTGAAATACGATTCTGTGTATTTCAACAACGAACGATATTACGACTCTACAGCCGGCGCTGCGCTTCTCAACATCATCCGGGAGGAAAGAAATAAGAAATATATCGTTCCGACCAGGGGAGCGATTGACGATACGGATATATTCGTGAACAAGTTTTGCGCTCATTACAAGGAAACTCATCCGCCCAGGGCGAATGGGAGACCGCTGAGGTATACGGTTCCGTCCAAGGTCAAAAAGCAGATTAAGCTGTATGAGTTCTGCATGGAACACTGCGAAAAGGACTGGTTCACGATCGATGTTGCCGTAGAACGGTTCAATCTTGGATCCACAAAGAAAGTGGAGCAGTGCTTTTCCGGGCGGGGGCAGATCGGAAAACTTATCCGCTGTTGGAATGACTACAAGGCGGCTGGCGTGTTCCGTTGGCCAGGGAGGGAGACATGACACATGACCGCGACCTGAATATCGCAATCGGCTCCAGCCGGTGGTCTACCTCCTGGCCGACTTCGGTCATGTCCTGGTCAGAGTTCTGCGGAAGGCTCAAGACACCGATCCGCGGATCCGAGACCTTGAAGGCCTTCCTCGCGATGTCGAAGGCAGAGCAGGACAACCGGAAGGACGTCGGCGGCTTCGTTGGCGGAGTAATTGAGGGATACCAGCGCAAGGTCGGCAACGTTCGCAGCAGGGATCTGGTGACGCTGGATCTCGACAACATACCGGCGGGGAAGACTCAGGAGGTTATAAGCAATGTAAGGCTGCTGTGCTGCGGAGCTGCCATCTATAGCACGCGGAAGCACCGCGAGCAGGCGCCGAGGCTGCGGATCATCATACCGACTGACCGCACCATGACAGTCGAGGAGTATGAGCCGATCGCCCGGCAGCTGGCCAAGCTGATCGGGATCAATTACTGCGACCCGACCACGTTCGAGCTCAACCGGCTCATGTTCTGGCCCAGCTGCAGCAGGGACAGCAAATATGTCTGCGAGATCATAGACGAGCCGTTCCAGAGCGCTGACAGCGTGCTCCGTATGTACGGGGACTGGACTGACGCCTCACAGTGGCCTGTGGCTGAGGGAGAAAAGGCAGCCACGGTCCGGAGCATGGCCAAGGCCCAGAACCCGACAGAGAAGGAGGGCATCGTCGGGGCTTTCTGCCGGACATATAACATCCGGGAAGCAATCGAGAAGTTCCTGCCCGGTGTGTACACACCGACAGTGCATCAGGACAGGTACACCTTCGCAGGCGGATCCACGGCCGGCGGTGCGATCATCTACGAGAATGACACGTGGCTGTACAGCCACCATGCAACAGATCCGTGCAGCCAGCAGCTGGTCAACGCCTTCGATCTGGTGCGCCTGCACCTGTTCGGGGATAAGGACGACGAGGCCAAACCGGGCACGCCCGGCAGCAGGCTTCCGAGTTATCTGGCCATGATCGATCTGGCCGTGAAGGACTCAGCTGTGTCCAGGTTACTGGCGAAGGAACGGCAGCAGGAGGCGGAAGACGCCTTTGCCGGGGTGCAGGTGGACGCGGATCCTGAGGAACCGGCCGACTGGAAGGACAAATTAACGACCGGAAAGAACGGATACCTGAAGACAATTAACAACCTTGTCGTGATCCTGCAGAACGATCCGCGCCTGAAGGATCGGATCGTGACGGATGAGTTCTCCGGCTGCGGTCTCGCGGTGGATGCGCTGCCGTGGGATCCACACACCGACCGCCGCAGGTGGACAGATACGGATGACGCGGGCGTGCTGTGGTACATGGAAACATTCTACGGCATCCCAAGCAAGGACAAGCTGACCGCCGCACTGGCGATCGTAGGCGGGCAGAACCGCATCAATGAGGTCCGGGACTACCTGCTGGGTCTCGAATGGGACGGCAGGGAAAGACTGGATACGCTGTTCATTGATTATCTCGGCGCGGAAGACAATCCGTACACCAGAGCCGTCGCCCGTAAGAGCCTCGTTGCTGCCGTTGCCCGGGCCATCATAGGCGGGGTTAAGTATGACACCATGCCGATCCTTGCCGGGCCGCAGGGCATAGGCAAGAGCACCCTGCTGGGCACGCTCGGAGGGAAGTGGTTCAGCGACAGCCTGACCACGTTCGAGGGCAAGGACGCGGCAGAAATGCTGCAGGGCACCTGGATCAATGAGATCGGGGAGCTGGCGGCCATGAGCAAGTATGAGTCCGCACAGGTCAAGCAGTTCCTGTCGAAGCGGGCTGACATTTACCGGGCGGCGTACGGCCGGCGGACGGAGGAGCATCCAAGGCGCTGTGTGTTCTTCGGGACATCCAACGATACGGAGTTCCTGCGGGACTATACGGGGAACCGGCGGTTCTGGCCTGTGGACGTTGGCGTCAATGATCCGAAGCTGGATCCGTGGAGGGATCTCCCGGGGAACGTGGATCAGATCTGGGCGGAGGCCGTGCTGTACTGGAAGCTCGGAGAGGATCTGTACCTCAAAGGAGAAGTCGAGAAGATGGCGATCGAGGCCCAGGAGAATCATAGAGAAGCGTCAACATGGGAAGGCATGATCGAGGACTTCCTAGAGACTGAGGTGCCGATCGATTGGGATCGGATGGATATCTCGGAGCGGCGAACTTTTCTGAACGGTAATACCGCGACAGATAAACCGCTGCGAAAGATCGACAGAGTATGTGCTTCGGAGATCTGGGTGGAATGTCTCGGAGGTGATCAGAGGTATCTGAAAAAGCAGGACAGTGAGATCATCAACCGCGTCCTCCGGAGACTCTCAGGCTGGGAACGTATCTCGACGAATGCCAGATTTGGGCCTTACGGAAGGCAAAAAGGGTACCGGAGGACAGTGTCAACCACGGTTCCGAATGGTGGTTGACAAGTGGTTGACGTGGTTGACAAAGATGTCAACCAGATGTCAACCAAAAAACGGAGAAAGTTGACACGTGGTTGACACAAAAACCCGCATAAACACTGGAAAAAATAAAGATTGTCAACCATGTCAACCACAGTTCTATAAATACAGATCAAAAAATAAGGAATTTAAGGATATATAGGCATATTAAACCCTTAATTTAAAAATAATCTATAACGCGCGTGCGCGTGGTTGACAGGAGGATTCAATGAAAGAAAGCGAAATCGAAAGCATTCTGGTAAGCGAGATCCGGAAAGCCGGCGGGAGGACATACAAGTGGGTGAGCCCGGGCAATTCCGGGGTGCCTGACCGGATCGTCTTCCTTCCGGGCGGGAAGGTAATCTTCGTGGAGCTGAAGACGGACAGCGGAAAGGTGAGCGCCCAGCAGAAGATCCAGATCAACCGGATCCAGTCCCTCGGGCAGGACGTCCGGGTCGTGAGGGGGATCCGCGGACTGATCGATTTCTTCTATGCGGTCGATCAGGGTGCGATCGCTGCGAAGCTGAGGAAGAGGTACGAGGATGAAGTTCACGCCACATGATTATCAGAGGTACTGCATCGACCGGATCGTCGCGACTCACCGAGTCGGCCTGTTCCTGGACATGGGTCTTGGGAAGACGGTGATATCCCTGACAGCGGTCCAGAGCCTGAAGTATGAACGCTTCGAGGTGAACAGGATCCTGGTCATCGCGCCGAAGAAGGTGGCCGAGGGAACGTGGACGATGGAGGCCCTGAAGTGGGACCACCTGCAGCACCTTGTGGTCGTTCCGATCCTGGGATCGGCGAAGCAGCGCACAAACGCCCTGAGCATCAACGCAGACGTTTATGTCATCAACAGGGAGAATGTTCCCTGGCTGCGGGATCTGTACCGGAACGACTGGCCGTTTGACGTGGTGATCGTCGATGAGGCGTCAAGCTTTAAGAACCACCAGGCAAGAAGGTTCAAGGCCCTGGCATCGGTGAGCAGCCATATCAGGAGAATGGTCCTTCTGACCGGCACGCCTTCGCCGAACGGAATGCTGGACCTGTGGAGCCAGATCTATCTTCTGGACGGAGGACAGAGACTGGAAAAGCGGTACACGCATTTCCGGGAGAAATACTTCCAGCCGGATGTCCGGAGCTGGGCGACCGGTCAGGTGTTTTCCTACAAGTTGAAGCCGGGAGCAGAGGATAAGATCCTGCAGAGGATCTCCGACATCTGCATCAGCATGAAGGCGGAGGACTACCTGCAGCTGCCGGATATCGTCTATGACACGGTGCCGGTCTTCCTGGATCCGAAAGCCCGGAAGGCCTACGACAAGATGGAAGTGGACATGGTCCTGCAGCTGCAGGAGGACGAGGAAACGATCACGGCCATGAGCGCCGCGGCGCTGATCGGGAAGCTGCTGCAGCTGAGCAACGGGGCCGTGTACGACGAGAACAGGGCGGTGCATCCGGTGCATGAGTGCAAGATCGAGGCCCTGCGGGAGATGGTCGAGGCCTTGAGGGAGAGGGGCAAGAGCGTGCTGATCTTCTATCAGTTCCAGCATGACCGTGACAGAATCCTGCAAATGCTGAACGATATGCCGAAGATCACGGCGTATACACTGGACGGTCCGGACACCATCGAGGCCTGGAACGCGGGAGAAGTTGACGCCCTGCTGGCGCACCCGGCTTCCAGCGCGTACGGCCTGAACCTGCAGCAGGGCGGGCATCACATTATCTGGTTCGGGCTGACGTGGAACTATGAGCAATATGTACAAGCAAACGCCAGACTGCACAGGCAGGGACAGAAGCAGCCGGTGATCGTGCATCACCTGGTATCACAGGGCACAAGGGACGCGGACGTGATACGGGCACTGGAACATAAGGATCAGGCGCAGCAGTATGTGCTTGAGAGTCTGAAGGCGCGGATCCGCGAGATCCGGAAGGGAGCGAAATGACGGTTAAGGACGCGATCCACAAAATGGAGTTCATGAAGCGCGGGTATCAGAAGTTGCTGGAGCAGAAGGTGAAGGCCGGTACTGTTCTCGGAGATGACATTGAGGGGTACTGGGAAGCGAATACTCCGCTGACGGAAATCTATCAGGCGCATATCGACGCCTGCGACATGGCAATAATAGCGCTGAAGAAACTGGAGGAGACGGGAGTATGAACAGAGCATGGGTAGTGTTTATCGTGGCGATGGCATTTCTCATCTGGGCGGAGGTGACGAAATGAAGGAAGTGAAGAGAAAGTTTGACGCGGATGTATTCAGCCCGGAGAGGCTTGAGAGGATCGACGCGCTTCGGAGTGTGATTGCGAAATACCGGGTTCTGTTCAAGGGAGATGATGGGGATCTGATTACGGATGCGCTGAAGGTGCATGCGGCACTGATTCGGATCCTGAATGAGGGGAATAAACATGCAAAAGGAACGTGAGCGGTTCAGTCTGGCGACGTGCCCGGTATGCGGGAAAGTCTTCGGAATCCCGGATGCCGGCCTGTGGGTATATAAGATCCGGCTGAAGGGGATGCAGACACCGACATACATGTGCAGCTGGAAATGCTTCCGAATCTATGAGAAGCAGCATGAAGAATACAAAAGACAGAACGATGGGAGGAAGACAAGGTGGAAGAAAGACAGGTAATCGTTACGTGGCACCGGCCGGAGGTGATTGCTATGGTAAATGAAACAGAACAATGGCTTTTGAATGGCGACTGCACCAAATGCCGGAGAAAAAAATACTGCAGCAAACAGTGCACAAAACGAAAAAGATATGTAGACCGAGAGATGCGGCAGTTCATTGCAAAGAAAATAGGCTCTCAGTTTGTACGTGAGTTTATACGGAAATTCAGTTAAAGAATCATAATGATCAAAGCAAGGAAGGAGCTGTCGACTATGAAAGAAGGATACTGCGCAGAGATCTTCTTCAGAGGAGTGGATGAAGAACTCTTCAAGCGTGAATGCGAAGAAGTTAAACGGCTTGGTGATCAAATCGGATACGGAAACATGATGACGATTGCATCGGCACTATGGGCGAAGATTTTGATTGATGAAGGATGGACAGATAGCGGAGCGTTTTATCCAACTATTTTGTCAAACATGAAACCCGGCGATTTGACAGATTATGCCATGAAAGAGCGGACAACATACCTTCAGTTGTTCAAAAAATGGGAGGACGGCGAATGAGTGAGAAAAAATACCATGTCGGTTTGGGCGTATTCGGAATTTACGCCGGAATCCTCAAAAACAAGGAAGAATGGAAAGACAAGAGCGAAGTAACTAGAGAGGCGATTGATGCGGTTGCAGGGTTTCTCCTGACCAGCGAAAAAGAGTGCCGTTTTGAGTGGCAAGGCAAGAAATATGTTATGAGGGTGGAAGGATATCAGGAGGGCACATATGAACAGACTTGATAAATCAATAGCGAATGTCGCATATATCCTTGATACGCTGATGGCATATCGGAATATCGTGGAATCAGGTTGTTGTAACGATTGTGGCAACAGACCATGTAAGTATTCACCGAAGCCGGGACAGCTTGTGAGATATAACTGTCCGTTTTATGAGCGGGAGGATGAGAATGACAGTGGATCAGATTAAGACTATTAACCAATACACAGCACCGAATACACCGGCCGATCAGACGGCCAAGGCCGATGCCGGCAAGCCGCAGCTGACGCTGGTGCCGAGGAAGATTATCTTCGACATCGCCAGGATCCGGGAGTATGGCAATAACAAATATCCGAACGGCGGGCCCGAGAACTGGCGCAGCGTAGATCCGCAGCGCTACAGGGACGCGGCTTTCCGGCATCTCATGGCATATCTGGATGATCCGACCGGAGTGGATGAGGAGAGCGGGCTGGAGCATCTGTGGCATCTCGCCTGTAACATTGCATTCCTGTGTGAGCTGGAATCAGGGGAGGAACGCATCAATGACGGACAAACAGCATCGGGTGTATAAGTACCTGTCGAGGCTCTGGCGCATCAGACGTGAGATCGAGGACAAAGAGTTTGAGTTGTATTCCGCCGGCCTGGCTTCCGGGATCCGGTATGACAAGGACTCTGTCCAGACATCCCCATCCGATCCGATGGACAGAATCGGTGAACTGGTAGATGAGATCCGCGAGGAGAAAGAGAAGTATATCCGGATCCAGCACCAGATCGTCAATGAGATCCACGGGCTTGAGGATAAGCTGTATGAGCAGATTCTGTCCGACCGGTTCGTCCGTGGTCTGACGATCAGGCAGATTTGTATGAAGTATGCCTATTCCAGACCGACGGGATATCGGCTGTTCTGTAAAGCGCTTGATGTATTCGCTGATAAGTATGAGACCGAATGAGACTTTTCCTGTCGTATTATGGTAGCGTCAGAAAAGTATGAGACCAAATGAGACTTTTCCTGCCGTATTATGGTAGCGTCAGAATTTAACAAGACACAATGTACAGAGCCTGTGGGCAGTGGCAATCTTGCAAATTCATCTGGCCGTTGTTCATCTGATCCTTAGGCGACCCTCCTGCTTTTACAGTGCTTACTGATCCGGCCGGCAGCTGGCTGGTCGATCTCAAGGCTCTGGCATCCTGTGTCTTTGGCAGCGGCTAAACAGTTGCTTGGGTTAATTCCCTGCGACAATGAGCGTCATGGTTTCCATACCGTGGCGCTCTATTTGAATGACGACTATGATCTACAAGCTTTGCACTAGTTGTGGACGGAAAGTGCCGGAAGGAACCGCTTGCCCGTGCCGGAAGATAAGAAGAACCGAGAGCAACCGGCTGTACGATAAGTATCAGCGGGACAGAAGATCGACCGCGTTCTATAACTCCGCGGAGTGGGAGCGGGTACGGCTACGTGTCCTGAACATGGACAGGTTAGATGTATATCTGTACATGACGCAGGGCAAAGTAGTGCCTGCTGATACCGTGCATCACATCACGCCATTGCGGGATGACTGGAGCAAGCGGCTCGATATAAACAATCTAATGAGCCTGCATCATGATACTCACAGCACCATAGAGCGGGAGTACGCGACGCGCGGCGCAAAATCGATGGCATATACCCTATATATACTCCTGAGACGGTTTCGGGAGAAGGTGAATGCCGGAGAGATATAAACGCTCTGCCCTTCAGATCACGATGACAGGGAGGGGCGGGGTGACTCGTCAATCGACCCCAGGGGGCGGTCGAAAAAGTTTCGTTAGGGGAACGGAGACCGCGAGGGGAGGTTATTTTTTGCAATTTTCTAATTAAAATCGTCAAAAAGACGCTTTTTTGTGCATTATTTTGAGGAAATCGGACGAAAATGGGAAGAAATCGGAAAATACTGGAAATGTCCGGCGGGCATCTGACTAAGGATATGCAGCAGCGGAAGCAGGCACAGTCCTCCATGATCGTCCAGGATCCCTCGGATCTGGATAAGCTGCCGCAGGATCTGCTCGACACGAAAGCAAAGAAAGAATGGAAGAGGGTTGTCCCCGATTTGAAGAAAATGGACATTGTCGGTCGGCTGGATATCTCGAATCTGGTTGCGTACTGCAATGCGTACAGTAAATATTGTGAAGCGACAAAGGCGCTACGGGGACAGCCCTTGACCGTTCCAAGTCCATCCGGAGAGAAGGAGAATCCGCTGATCAGCGTGCAGCTAAAGTACCAGGAAGCATTCCGGAAGGCCGCGGATCAGTGCGGGCTGACAATAAACAGCCGGCTGAAATGGGCGTCGACCAAGATGAAGAAGCAGGAGGAGCAAATTGAATCCGAGTTCGGCGCCATCTGAGACTCTGCTGCAATACGCGGATGACTGCATCGTCGGGAAGATCGTCTCAGGGCGAAAGCACAAATGGGCGTGCCTGCGGTTCCTGCGAAACTGGGAAGCCATGCAGAGGGGATCCTTCCCTTATCACTGGGACGAGCGGGAAGCTCAGAAGATCATCGACTGGTTCCGCCTGCTGCGCCACAGCAAGGGCGTGCTTGCCGGTCAGCCGATTGATCTGATACCGTGGCAGCAGTTTCACCTGTGTCAGATGTACGGATGGCGGAAAGATAACGGCAGGCGTCGTTTTACTAAGTCCTTCGTAGAAGTGGCGAGGAAGAATGCCAAGTCCCAGGAAGAGGCCGGCATCGCACTGTATGAGATGTCAGTCACGGCAACTCGGAACAGGGAGGTCAACGAGGTTTACACTGCCGGCGTCAAAAGGGATCAATCGAAGATAGTGTTCAATGAGGCGGGCCTGATGCTGAAGGGCTCGCCTCTTGCTCCTAAATTCAACGTCGGGAAGCTGCAGATTACGCATACACGCTCCGGATCTACGATGCGCCCGCTGTCGAAGGATGACGGGAAGAGCGGCGACGGATCGAACCCGGCGCTGCTGGTCATCGACGAATACCACCAGCATCCGACGACAGAGTTCTACGATCTGGGACTGGGCGGCAACACGAAGGAACCGCTGGTCATGATCATCACCACGGCCGGCAAGGATCTGACGTATCCGTGCTATACGCAGGAATACGCTTACTGCAGCAGGATCCTCGACCCGGATGTTGACGTTGAGAACGACCAATATCTGATCGACATCTGCGAACTGGATCCGGAGGACTACGCGGATCCGGCGAACGTGGCAAACGAAGATCTGTGGATCAAAGCGAACCCGATCCGGGCGACCTATCCGGAAGGCCTGCAGAAGATCCGGGAGGAATGCGAGCTCGCGCAGCAGATGCCTGAGAAGATGACGTCCTTCCTGACCAAGTGCATGAACGTCTGGGTGCAGGCGCGTGAGTCTGGCTATATGGACATGGCCAAGTGGAAAGCGTGTCAGGTGAAGGAGCTGCCGATCGACGTCAAATTTCGGGACGTGTACGTCGGTTTCGACATGTCTGCGAAGATCGACCTGACGAGCGTGGCGTTCGTGATCCCATTCCTGTCTGAGAAGGTGGACGAGGACCGTGCGCCGGTCCCGCAGTACATCATCTTCTCGCACAGTTTTATCCCGAACCGGGAGAAGCTGGCGGAGCGGATCGCGAAGGACAAGGTGCCGTATGACGCATGGGAACGTGAAGGCTTCCTGACGGTTACGGACACGCCGATTGTTGACCATGAGGCGGTCATGCGGTACGTGCTGCAGACCTGCGAGGCGAACGATTGGCACATGCAGAGCCTGTGCTTCGACCCGGCGAATGCATCACAACTCATGATGCAGCTGTCAAATCAGGGCTATGACGTTGTGGAGGTATTCCAGAGCCACAAGAGCCTGAATGAGTCGACGCAGGGCTTCCGGGAACAGGTATACAGCAGGAATATTTACTATCTATACAACCCTGTGCTGAATTACGCGATGAGCAACGCGGCGATCAGGAAGAACAACGGCCTGATCAAGATTGACAAAGATGCAACCACGAAGCGGATCGACCCGGTCGATGCGGTTCTGTGTGCATATAAGTTGGCGATGTATCACGTTTTCGTGATCAACAATCTGGCAGCCATCGACGCATTTCTCGATGGTGACTTGGATTGATGGAGGTTACATATGGGATTCTGGGCAAGATTGAGAAGCGCCTGGAGTTATTTCTGGAACGGTGGACGACCGACGGTGACTCTGAAGGACAAAGAGCTTGCGGAGTGGCTCGGTATTGATGTCTCTAAGGACAAGCTCAGCGAGGTGACCTATTTCACGTGCTTGAAGATGCTGTCCGAGACGATGGGCAAGCTGCCGATGAAGTACTACCAGGAAACAAACAGAGGAAAGATCCGGGCGGACCCGGATGACATGACAAGGCTGTTGAAAGTCAGACCGAATCCGGTCATGACGCCGACAGACCTTTTTACTGCATGCGAGCTGAACTGCCAGCATTACGGAAACGGATACATCTGGATCCATCGCCAGTTTACTCCGCAGCGGTACGGCGGTGAATATAAACCGATTGGCCTATGGGTGCTGCCATCGAAGCAGGTCAGTGTCATCGTGGATACTGCCGGCGTCTTCCAGGAGAAAGGGAAACTGTACTACCAGTACAACGATGAGTTTTCCGGAGAGATGTATGTATTCCCACAGGAAGACGTGATCCACGTGAAGACGTCCTATTCCTTCAACGGGATCCTTGGGAAGCCGGTCAGGCAGATCCTGGGCGACATGGTCGATGGGGCCAGGGAGTCGCAGCGATTCATGAACAACCTGTACAAGCAGGGCCTGACTGCGGCGATGGCACTGGAGTATACCGACGATCTGGACGCTACAAGGCGGGCGAAGCTGCAGCAGAAGTACGAGGAATATCTAACCGGCGCAAGGAACGCCGGCCGGATCGTTCCGGTTCCCTCCGGACTGAAGCTGACGCCTTTGAAGATGTCTTTGGCTGACTCTCAGTTTCTGGAGCTGCGGAAGTACTCGGCGCTGCAGATTGCCGCGGCCTTCGGCATCAAGCCGAATCAGCTGAATGACTTCGACAAAGCATCGTACAGCTCCGCAGAGATGCAGCAGCTGGCGTTCCTGGTCGACACCATGGCCTACCGCATGAAGGCGTACGAGGAAGAGCTGAACGCAAAGGTCTTGACGGATAAGCAGATCCGCGAGGGCTACTGGTACAAGTTCAACGAGAAGGCCATCCTGCGGACCGACAGCAAGACGCAGCAGGAAATCATCTGCGGCTACGTCAACAATGGCGTTTATACGCCGAACGAGGCGCGCGACCTTCTGCAGCTTCCGGCAGAGGAAGGCGGCGACATCCTCGTAATGAACGGCAATTACATCCCGATCACAATGGTCGGGCAGCAGTATAAATCTTCGCCGGAAGGAGGTGAGAATAGTGGCGGAAATTGATGTAAGAGGCGACATCATCAGCAATGACGACAAATGGATCTACGACTGGCTCGAGTGGGACAGTACATGCCCTGCGGATATTAGAGCAGCGCTGGATTGTAAGCCGAAAAATGAGCGCCTGACTGTTCGGATTAACTCCGGCGGCGGCTCTGTTCTCGCCGGGCAGGAGATCTATTCAATGTTGTTCGGGCGCGACGATGTGGATATCGATATCCAGTCTATGGCGGGATCGGCGGCATCTGTAATCGCAATGGCAAATCGGTCTGAAATCAGCCCGGTTGCCATGATCATGATTCACAACGTTTCTATGTATGGTGCGGCGGGTGACTATCACGACATGCAGAAGAACGTTGAAATCCTGAAGCAGATGAACAGCGCACTTGCACAGGCGTATGTCGCTAAGACAGGAAAAGCTGAAGAAGAAATCCTCAAGCTCATGGATCGTGAGACGTGGATCACAGCGAATCAGGCTCTGGAAATGGGCTTCGTGGACAAGATCACCGATGCAGCTCCTGTTATGCTGAACGGCATTTCCGGAATGCGCCTTACAGAAGAGATCCGGCAGCAGGTCATTGCTGCAAAGGCGAAAGCCGAGAATGAAGAAAACAGAAACGACACATTGATCAGAATGCGGATGCTTGGCATTCGCGTCTGATCGGAAAGAATGAGGTAATCAAAATGAGTAAAGAACTGAGAGCGCTGCTTGACAGCATCAACAAAATGAAGGACGAAGTGAAGGCCCTCTATGCCGATGGAAAGGATGCCGAGGCCGAGGCAAAGATGGACGAGCTTGAGAAGGCTCAGGCGAAGTTTGAGAACCTGCTGAAGTTGGAAGATACAAGAGTTGCTCCGCCGAAGGATGCGAAGCCGATCAAGGATACGGATCCGATTCATGCTTTTGCTGAGGCTGCGAGGCACGGTTTCCGGGATACCGTCGATCCGATGCGTGAAGGCTCCAATGCGGACGGCGGGTACACCGTTCCGGAGGACATCCAGACCCAGATCCAGCACTATAAGGAAGCAAACTTCTCCCTGCGTCAGCTGGTAAGCGTCGAGAATGTTACCACCAACAAGGGTGCGAGAACCTATCAGACCAAGGCGAAGGCGCCCGGATTCCAGAAGGTTGCTGAGAATGGTGCTGTGCAGCAGGTAGCAGGCCCGACGTTTGAGCGCATCACCTACACGATCGAGGATTATGCCGGATATCTGCCGGTCACCAATGACCTGCTCAATGATTCCGACGCGAACATTGCTCAGGTGATCATTAACTGGATCGGCCGGAACAGCCTTGTCACAGATAATGTTGAGGTCCTGGCTATCCTGAAGAGCAAGGATGGCGTTGAGCTGACCGGAATCAAGGACATGAAGCATGAGATCAATGTCACCCTCGGCCAGGCTTACAGGTCGGCAGTCAAGATCGTCACCAATGACGATGGCCTGAACTATCTTGACACCCTTGAGGATCTGAATAAGCGTCCGTTGCTGAACCCGAACCCGACCGAACCGAACGCCCTGCAGCTGAGAGTCGGCGCCACCACGATCCCCGTTGAGGTAATCCCGAACACCGATCTGCCGAGTGAAAATGTCTATGGAAAGACGTCTGATGTGGCTCTTGTTGACGGAAAGGTCTACTACACCCGTACCGGATCCGGCACGTCTGAGTCTCCGTATGTGTACACTGCGGTTGAAGAGCCGAAGGTTGCGGATATCGGGGATTACTATGAGGTGATCAAGGTGAGATATCCGTTCATCCTGGGTGACCTGAAGGAAGCTGTCAGGATTTATGATCGTCAGCAGACGCAGATCCTGTCCTCCAATGTCGCGTCCGTGACCGGGTACAATGCTTTCGAGCAGCGTGGGCAGCTGTTCCGTGCAGACGTGAGAGCGGACTACAAGGCCATCGATGAGGACGCCTGGGTCAACGGCTATATCGAGATCCCGCTGGGGGAATGACCGCACCCGACAACAGTGAAGGCGGATCCGGCAATCCTGATGCTGAAACAGAAACGATAGAGCTGGAAAACGCTGATGCTAATGAGGATGGAGAGTATAGCGAGGAGGAGCTGACTGCGCTTACAAAGGCGCAGCTGCTCTCCTTGTGTGAGACTCTCTCGGTCGGTGGTGTGACATCCTCCAATAAGAAAGCGGATATAATTGCAGCCATTCTGGCAGCGCAGGAAGCAGAAAACCAGGTAACACCGGGTGGCTGAGGAGGTGATCCTAAATGACGACAGCAGAGCTGGCCACCTTTAGGACTGAAAAACTTGAAGATTTTATTGACGAATGGATTCCGGAAATCAGGCAGCGCGCCGGGTATGAACCTGAGGTCACAGAGTACGATGGCGAGATCAGGGATCTTGCTGAAGCTGCCGTCATGGACATGCTTACTGCCGGTGTTCCGGAGGATCAGTTTGTCACAGATAATATAGACAAGCGGGTTCTGAATGCGCTGGCTTTGTATGTTCAGGCGTTTATAGAGCAGGACAGATCCGACACGAATCGATACCAGGCGTTGTATAAGCGCATTGTGTTCAAGCTGTCTCTTGAGGATGGAGGTGGATGGGATGTGGAATCGGACGATTAAAATCCCGGTGTCCTCGATCACTACACAGGATGCGGAAGGATATCCTACAACAGAGACTGTTTACCGTACGATCCGGGCAAACCTCCAGAGTGCATCCAGAAACGACCAGATCGTTGCAGATCAGAAGGGTTATTCCGCGGATGTCATAGCTACGGTTATGGCTCGGAATCTTGTAGGCCTGCCCTGTAACTGGTCGCAGTTTGTAGTACCACAGACCGGGGATATATTTGAGGTTAAGCGGACATACCGTGCGGACAAGAGCCGTTTCGTGGAGCTGACCGGTCAGCTGGTGAGGAGAGGAGGGACACCATGAGTTTTCAGGTAACAGGGCTCGAAGAGTTCTCCCGGAAACTGCAGGAGCTGTCTGACTCTTTCGATGACGCAGCGACAAAAGCGGTTGAAGCTGGCGGTCAGATCGTCCAGAAGGAATTGTCGTCCGCAGTAAACGCTGCGGCAAACCGAGGATATGCCACCGGTGCGCTGGCTGCAAGCATCAAGGCCAGCGGCGTAAAAAGCACGGGCGGCGGCAAGTCTGTGACGGTCGCGCCAAGCGGATCGGTGAAGAAGGTTCGTAACTCAGATAAGATGTTCTATCTGGAGCATGGTACATCGCGTCAGGCTGCACATCCGTTCATGACCAGGACGCTGAATACAGCGCAGCCGAAAGTTGTGCAGGCAATGCAGGATGCGGTGAATGCTTCGATCGGAGGCGGATCATGACGGTCGGCGCGCTCCTGGTGAGCGCTGTGTCGGATATCGCGCCGGTTTATCCGAAAGTGTACACAGGTTCTGAAGACCACTACTTTGTGTACGACATAACGGACGACCGCGGGGACGATTTCGGGGATGACATTCCAGAGGCGGATCATATTTGGATCCGACTGAAATATTACTATCCTCTTGGCGAGAATCAGGCCGCGAAGCGGAATCTTGTGAGGAACCGGCTGCATGCAGCTGGTTTTTCATATGCAGAAATAACAGAGGTATCCTTCCCGGACGAAGGGATGGACGGCCTCGAATGGGATTGCGACATAGTCGCAGAAAGTGAGGTATCTAATGGCTAAGATTGGCGTTAGAAAAATGTTCTATGCGAAATATGTTTCTGACGGCGTATACGAGGACGGAGCCCAGTTCGGGAAGATCTCTTCCTTCAACTACACTCCGACTGTCAGCTCTGTCAAGGACTACGGCGATGATGTAGTCGCTGAAGTCTCCAATGAGCAGAGTGGTGGTACGCTTGCCATTGAGGCGAACCAGCTGTCTATCCTTGAGAGGGCGTATCTGCTCGGTCATGAGATCTCTGATGGTGTCATGATCGTCAAGGCTGACGATGCTGCGCCGTATGTCGGTGTCGGTGCTCTTGGTGTTGAGCTCGTATCCAGTGTGAAGAAGTTCGTCGCCAAGTGGTACAAGAAGCTCATGTTCAAAGAGCCGAACGATGAGAATGCGACCAAGCAGGAGAACGTATCTTTTGCGCATACGTCTCTCGAGGCGGATGTTGTTCCGCAGACTGATTATGCGATCAGCGAGACCAAGGTCTTCGATTCTGAGAGCGCTGCAGTCAACTGGCTGATGGCGAAAGCCAACATCTCCGGCAGTGTGCTGGAGATTCTGGATGTGACGAGCGCGGCCGGAACGTCTACTGGTTACACCGCGATCAGTGCTACCGGCCACACTCTGGGAACCAATGAGGGTTATGTCTACACTATCAACACCGGAGCGGTGTCTGTAGAGTACGGCGATGACCTGTCTTCCTGGACAGACTGGGATGGTGAGGATGAGATTTCATCCACCGCTGGACTCGTGATCACGCTTGCTGTGGTCAATTCCAGTGACAAGGCTGTTGCTACAGGCCATGCCACGATCGTAGTTGCATGAGTAATTTAAGGCCTACTGGAGTACCGGTCAACTTTGATGGGGTTGATCGGTACTTTCTTTTTACGTTTTCTCACATTGATGAGCTTCAGTCACGGCATCCCGGGTTGAATCTGTTTCGGCAGGTTGAGATTGCGAAAGAAGATACCATAGATGGTCTGATAATGCTGATCGATCTGGTGGACGTACTGTGTGATGGGGCGATCCCGAAGAGCGAGATCCCGAAGATCCTCAAACGGAATGTGCTCACAGGGGAGGGCAATCTGACAACGGTCCGGATCGCGATCAGCCTTGCACTGGTAGAGTCGATGCCGGAGCCGGATGAGACCATAGACACGGATGAGACTGAAACGGGAATATTTGAGATCCCGAAATATATAGTGATCACAACAAGTAAGTTCGGCATGTCAGAAGCGGAAGCCTGGGCGATGACGCCGCGGAAGTTTTCTCTGCTGAATGATGCCTACTTGATCATCAACGGATTGAAGAAAAAGGAAGACCACATGTCTCTGTTGGATCTTCCATGATGAGGAAAAGATATGCCTGCGAATGGAAATGAAATAAAAGCAACGGTCCGTCTGGAGGGCGGCGCTGCATTCAAGAAGGATATTTCTGACGTAAACAGCTCCATGAAACAGCTGGACGCTGAGTCAAAAAATATCTCTGCTACATTTGACGGGCAGGCTAACAGCCTGGAAGCTCTGACAGCGAAGCAGCAGAACCTTGTACAGATGCTGGATCAGGCAGAGCGGAAGGTGCAGCTCTACAGCAACAGGATCCAGTCGCTGAAGACGCAGCAGGCGAACATCGCCGAGTCTACGGAGAAATACCGCACTGAGCTGAAATCTGCTCAAGAAGCCCTGTCCAAGATGGATAAGGGAAGCGACGTCTATGAGAAGCAGGCGAAAGCTGTTGACGATCTGGCACGGAAGGTTCAGCTTGGAGAGCAGAATCAGGCCCGGGCAAATACCCAGATTGAGAAATACCGGCTTGAGCAGACCAAGGCTGAAACTGCTGTTGAAGATCTGAACCACCAGATCGACCGGAATGCCCAGTATCTGAATGAGGCTGAAAATTCTGCAGATAAATGTGCGACATCTATCGACGAGTTTGGCCGGAAGACCAGGCAGGCTGCAGAAGAGTCAAAAGGCCTTGGGGATGTAGCAAAAGTAGCTTTAGGTAATCTTGCCGCGGATGCTGCCAATAAACTGGCTGATGCTGCTGTTGACGCCGCGAAAGCGATGGTTGAGGTCGGTTCGAACTTCGAATCGGCTATGTCCGAGGTCAAAGCGATCTCCGGAGCTTCCGGTTCCAGCCTGGACCAGATGGCCGCAAAGGCGAAGGAACTGGGATCAACAACTAAGTTCACCGCGACGGAAGTGGCGGAAGGCTTCAAGTACATGAGCCTTGCGGGGTGGGACACCAACCAGATGCTTGATGCGATCAACGGTGTTGTGAACCTCGCTGCTGCTTCTGAGATGGATCTGGGTGAAGCATCCGACATGGTAACTGATTACCTGTCTGCTTTCGGCCTGGCTGCCTCTGATGCAGGCAAGATGGTCGATGAGATGGTCTTCGCCCAGAGTAATTCCAATACCAGTACAAAACAGCTGGGTGATGCCTTTGGTAATTGTGCCGCCAATATGAACGCAGCCGGTCAGTCCATGGAGACGACCACAGCGATCCTTGAGGCCATGGCCAACCAGGGCACGAAGGGATCCGAAGCGGGCACGGCACTGGCTGCTGTTATGCGTGACATCACGCAGAAGATGTCCGATGGCGCGATCCAGATCGGGGACACGTCCGTCGCCGTTATGGATTCGGAAGGTAATTTCCGCGACCTGACGGATATCCTGGCAGACGTGGAAGCTGCGACAGACGGAATGGGCTCAGCACAGAAAGCGTCCGCTCTGCAATCCACCTTCACCGCAAGATCCATTAAAGCGGTGAACCAGGTACTGAACGAAGGCACCGACAATATAAAATCATACAAGGATGCCCTGGAGCAGTCCGACGGTGCGGCAGCGAAAGCGTCAGAGACCATGATGGACAACTTCAAGGGCGCTGTGACGGAAGCACAGTCTGCAGCTGAGGGGCTGGGCGTTGCCATCTTCGAGAAGGTATCCGGCCCGATGACAGCGATCGTCGATGTCGCTGCCGATGCCATAGGCGCGATCACGGAAGCCCTGACCCCGCCTCCGAAGTCAGATCTTGAGCAGTTCCTTGAAAATATAAAAAATGATATCGAGGAAACAAAAACAACGATTGAAAGTCTCGGAGGTGTTGATCTACAAGTCAAAACCGATATTGCGAGTATTGAAGCATACAGAGATGTCCTTGAAAAAGCAACAAAAGGTGAAGAACTATCAGAAATTGAAAAGTTTAAATTACAACAGGCGGTTGAGAAGCTTGGAGATGTTATACCGGGTTTACGTGATGCATATAATGAAGAAAAATCTTCAATTGAACTGACAACACAGGCACTTGAAGAACACATTAAGACCGCAGAGCAACAGATAAAGCTTCAAGCTTATACTGATACGCTAAAAAAAGCCTGGGAGGCTGCTGCAGAAGCAGAACTTGAAGCGACAAAAGCAAATGATGCGTATATTCAGGCTGTAGAAGACTTCAAGGGCGCATTAAGCGGAGTCCCAGAAGAGGTTCTTAATGCCTTTGATTTTACGGATTTAACATCCGAATCTATTGCGTCTCTTTACGATTTAGGCGTTGAATATGGTGCATCTGGAAAAGAACTGATGGACTATATTGATGCCATCACATCATCGAAAGACGCGCAGGAAGAGGCAAATAAAGTATATGAAGATGCTCAGAAAATTGCTTCACAAACAGAAGGCGCATATAGCAAACTATCAAAGGCAAGTAGTGAATTCTCTGAAACCAACAATGTTCTTGCTTCAGATATAAAAGACGGAACTCGCGCACAAAAAGATCAGGCCGCAGCCATGCGGGAAAGCATCCCGATCGGCGAAGGTTTCATCAACATGAATCAGTCTCTCGCCGAGACTAAAGCTAAAACGAAGCAGGCCACAGAAGAGAGTACCAAAGCTGTTGATGAAGAAACTGAGTCGATAGAAGAGGAATCGGAGGCACTCCAGAACGCAAACATCTCATGGATGGAGCGTGGAAACGTAGCCGGAGATGCGCTGGATAAGATCACAGAGCTTTCAAAAGAAGCTGCAGAGCGCGCGAAGGCTTCTGCTGAGGCGGAGAAGGATGCGCTGGAAACCACCAGGCAGGCATACGAGGAAAATTACAATAGCATAAAAGACACACTCAGCCAGAAGCTGAGCCTGTGGGATGCTTTTGATGGCGGAGAAGATGTCACCGTTGAACAGATGCTCGAAAATCTCAGGGGCCAAAACGAAGGCATCAGGCAGTACCAGCAGGAGATGAAGGAGGTCATTGCGGCCTACGGTGATGAACTCGGCCCCGATCTGATCAACACATTACAGAGCATGGGATCTGACGCAGCGAACACCTGGCACCATATGTGGGTGACTATGCAGCAGGATAATGCACCGGAGCTGTTCGCTCAGATGGGTCAGGAATGGACAGCCGGCCTTGATCTTGCGGATCAGATCGCGAAGTATTGTGCCGGGAACCTGACAGCGTACCAGGTGGCCACCGGACAGATGGGATCTACCAAGATCGAATGGACAGGTCTGAGGGAATCCGTGAAAGAGATGACTCCGGAGCTTGATGCCGCGATTCAAGCGGCACAGGCTGCAGGTGTGGCGATCCCGGACGGACTGGCCGACGGCCTGGCATCCGGTGAGACATCTACGACATCAGCCATGGAACAGATCACAAGCGCCATGCAGGGAACCTTCCAGGGCCTCTATGAAATAGCCCAGCAATCTGGAGCGGACATACCGGCCGGATTGAGTGAGGGGATCGACGGATCCGCTGAGTCGTATCAGGCTGCGATCAATACGCTTACAGAGTCCCTGTCACAGGCTGGCAATGAAGCTGGTACTTCCGCAGCGGAAGAGATCTCCACAGGTTTGGAAAGCAAGAGCAGTTCTGTAGAGACTGCCGCGGGTGATACCGCCAAAGCGGCAGCTGACGCGGCAAAAAACAAGAAATCAGATTTTCAGACAGCTGGTAGTCAGGGCGGCGAACAGTATTCATCTGGAATCAAATCGCAGAAAGGGCAGGCAACAAGTGCCGGACGCGAGATCGCGCAGTCGGCTGTGACTGGCGCCAAATCGAAAGAATCTGAATTCAGAACGGTCGGACATGATGTCGCTGCCGCATTTGCGGCCGGTATCAGATCCGGCCAGAGTTCGGCCATCGATGCCGCGGTGAACATGGCTGTTCAGGCGTACCAGCGAGCGAAAGCAGCAATCGGCCAGCATTCGCCGACAGGTATATTCAAGGACGAACTTGGTAAAAATGTCCCTCTTGCATTCGCAGCGGGAATCAAACAGTACCAGAAGAGCGCTGAAATGGCAGCGGAGCAGATGGCGCAATCGACATATACATCTGCTCAGTATGTGGCTGCTGTCAACGGGATGGAACCGCAGCCAGCGCAGGCACCGTCGGTAAATGTGGATACATCGCCGATAGCCAGGATGATCAGTGGGATCTCAGGCGTCAATATTACCAATTACTTCTCGGTTACCGGTTCGGACGATCCGGTAGCATTTGCAGACAGCGTTGCCCGTGAGCTGCAGCAGCAGTTGAGGATGGCGTAATGGGAAATACAAAAACTGTTAATAAAACAAAGAGTATTACAAACAAGCCGAATGTCGCTGTTGGAACGATAGCGCCAATAGGAATGACCGTTACCAGGTCCGGAAATACTTTCACAGTATCATGGAAATGCGGCGATGAGGACTATGCTTCAGGACAGTGGGTCATGTATTCCGTCAATAACGGAGCACAGTCTGGTGCGATTGAGATCCATTCTGCACTTTCATCATATTCCATTACCAGGGAAAATGTCAGGACGATTACATTCTGGGTGTGCGGTAAGCGGAAACCATATACTACTTCAGTTACCGGAGACCCGACAAAATCGACGAAGACAAAGAAGAAGAACGGTACAAAAACAAAGACTGTTACCACAACAACAGTGACAACAGTTACGACATATTATCCCGATGTGTCAGGATGGTCAGCTATCACATGGACTGCGACAGTTCCGGCTCTGCCATCTTTGAACTATTCGAAGATAACATCCAGTTCAGGATCATTTTCATGGAACCTGAGTGTGGATAACTCCGGAACCGGAATCTTTAAAGACATAGAACTTCAGACCTGCACCAGCAGGAATAAGTCTAATCCTCCCGGGTCTGGGTGGAGCGGTTCTGCTGTAGGAAATAGTGGAACCGTTACTTATACTGAGACGATCTCAGCGGGCAATGTGATCCGCTGGGTGAGGATCAGATCAAGAGGCCCGGGCGGCAACAGCGCATGGGTTTATGCTCATCATGCATATGGAAACCCTGCAGCTCCAGTCCTGTTATCCGCAAGCGCTGCACTCTCAGGAACGGTGACAAGGGTTACGGCGACATGGAAAGCGCCGTTTAGTATCCTCGACCCGATTGATACAATCACTGTCCAGTATGTAATCGCTACGCCTACAACAACGAACTTGTCAGCTCCGGCTTCCGGATGGAGTGACGATATCCGTGTAGCCGGGAATGGCGGAAGTGATAAGATCATCACGAACATCAGCGACCAGGTAGGGACAGATGAATGTATGTGGATCCGCCTTAAGGCAACACATGATGACTTCGAGGTATATTCCTCAAAAGCAATATGTGTTTATAAGGGTGCACTTGCGACGCCTGGCATAAATGCGACGCCTAATGTATCATCAGGGAATGTTGCCATAACGATCACTGAGAATACAGGCTGTAATGTAGCCGGGACAGTAATATTCTACCGGTCTGAGAGACGCCCGAACTATGATCAGATAGTTGCCGTGCTAAGCCATGGGACAACATCGACATCAGTGCATATCGATGAGATTATGTCCAGTTATCCCAATCCGGTAGAAACAACATGCTTCGGGGCATATGCATTTGTCGGAACACATAGCGGATTGTCTGTGAGTGCACAGATGAAGTCAGGCATAACGACTGATTCCGATATACTTGCGAGGCCGCCGGCATGGCTCAGCCTTGACGAAGGCACCAGGGACGATAATGTCCGTATAGGATGGCCCTGGACCTGGACAGCCGCAACGAATGCTGAACTTTCCTGGGCGGATCATGACGACGCATGGGAGAGTACAGACGAGCCTGAGGTGTATCCGATTGATGACAGGCAGGTGTCAAGCTGGCTGATTGCCAAACTGCAGATCGGCAGGAAATGGTATTTCAGGGTGCGGCTGATCTATGAGGATGATGACGAGAAGATTATAGGGCCATGGTCGGAGACATATGATTTCGATCTGTCAACGATCCCGAACAAGCCTGTGCTGATCCTGAATAAGAATGTTGTCAGTCAGGCCGGCATACTCGCGGCGCGATGGGTGTACTCATCTGATGATGAAACAGAGCAGAGCTATGCGGACATCTATATGTATGAGTCAACTGGAACGCAGCCTTCGGATATTGAAGATGAATGTGAACTGATTGCCCATGTCGGCGAGAACCAGACCGTTGAGATCGACAATGAATGGCATGGCGGCAAGATATATTTCTTCTATCTGAGGCTGACGTCGACAGCCGGACGGCAGTCTGAATGGTCTGATCCTGTGAGGGTATATGCTGCCGATCCGATAGACCTGGTTGTTTCCGATAACAGCCTGGTCGAGACGGATGGCATCAGCTATCTGAAAGAGCTGCCTCTTAGCGTGACAGTTACCGGGGCAGGCATAGCCGGTCAGACGATCGTATCAATCATCCGTGCCGAGGATTATCATATCTTCAGGCCTGATGGATCGGATGAAGACGGTTTTGCCGGCGAGACAATTGCGACGATCGTGATGGATGGTGAAGGCGAGGCTGTAATAGCTCCGGATGACCTTGTCGGGTACCTGGATGACGGCGCAAAGTACATTCTCCGGTGCACTGCTGTTGATGAATATGAGCAGACAGCCTCTGTGGAAATACCGTTCACGGTATCCTGGACGCATCAGGCCGGAAAGCCTTCGGCAGTAGTGAAGATGGATGAATACCAGCGGATCGCTATTATCACTCCGATAGCTCCGGCCAATTATGAAGAGGGTGATGTCTGCGACATTTACCGTATATCAGCAGATAAACCGGAGCTGATTGTGCAAGGCGCGGAATTTGGTGAGAGCTATGTCGATCCGTATCCGGCATTCGGCGACTTTTGCGGACACCGGATCGTTACCAGAACCCGCAATGATGATTACATCACTGAGGACAATCATCTGGCCTGGTTCCATGCTGATCAGGATATAGGTGATGTCCTGATTGAAAAGGCAATGATTATTGATGTTGCAGGGGAGCAGATTGAACTTCCTTACAACATTGAGATCCAGAACAGCTGGCAGAAGGACTTCAAGCGTACAGCTTATCTTGGTGGATCTGTCCAGGGTGACTGGAACCCTGCGGTTACGCGGGACATCTCCGCTAATACAGTCCTTCTGCGCGGCAGGGATATCGACACGCAGCTGTCAATGCGGAATCTGGCTGGATATGCGGGTATCGCTCATATCAGAACGCCGGACGGATCATCAGTAACAGCTGACATTCAGGTACGTGAGTCGATGTCGTATCAGAACAAGCGGGTATCGTACTTGCTGGCCATTAAGGTCGTGGATCCGGAAGGACTTGATGGAATGACCTATGAAGAGTGGCAGGGAATGAACCCGGCTGAGTAAGGAGGACCCATGGATTATAACAGCGGTTTCTCCGCGATATATGAGTTAAGAGAAGTGGATCCCGTGTCTTGGATGGATACGGGATCTCTTAGATTAACAGGCGGAACGGTTACCGCGTCAGACAGTGAACTGATTGAGTCTGCTGACCTCAAGATGACGGAGCGGATCCGTGAAGGATGGGTCAGGGTATATCTCAAATCAAGGCAGGCTGGTGATTCGGCGAGGGTGGCCATATTCACGGGTCTGGCCATGACCCCACAGAGGGAATTGGATGGAACCCGCGAGAATTATTCGACAGTATGCTATTCGGTTCTGAAGCCGGCAAAGGATACACTGACCCCACGCGGATACTATGCTCCGGCTGGAGCCAATGGAGCTAAGCTCGCCGCGGAGCTCCTGAGCGTCGGTCCGGCGCCAGTAGAATACGAGGACTTCAGTCCGTCACTGCTGGAGGCAATTGTTTCAGAGGATAAAGACACAAACTTGTCTATGGCACGGAAGATCCTCGATGCGATCGGATGGCGGATCCGGATCTCAGGAGACGGGACAATCAGGATATGCCCGATCGCTGCAGAATCCTCTGCCAGGTATGATGCATTCAGGAATGACGCGATTGAGCCGAAAATAGTTGACGCTGATGATTGGTATAACTGCCCGAACTGTATCAGGATTGTGAACGGTGAGCAGTATGTCGAAGTGAAAGATAATGACAGCGACCTGTCTGTCTCAGCGCGTAAGGCGAACAGGGGCGGGACGGGAGAAATATGGAAGCAGGAAAGCATCAGTTCCATTGGAGATGGTGAGAGCATTGCGGAGTATGCCCTGAGAAGGCTGAAAGAAGCACAGGCTCATGCAAGGGAAATTAAGTATTCAAGACGGTTCAATCCGGATCTGAAGATATCTGACATTGTGACGCTGCATTATCCAAGGCAGGGAATCATGGGAGACTTCAGAATAAAATCCCAGACAATCACTTTGGGCTACGGAGCCAGGACTGATGAAAGGGTGGTGGATGCATGAATGAATTAGCCAGGGTGATCAGTGACGCTCTTACAGACTTGAAACAGTCAGGCTCAGACTATACCGCAAAAGTAACCCGTGTGGAAGGACAGACCGCATATGTACAGATTACAGGATCAGATATAGCAGACACTCCTGTTGCATTGTCGATCAGCGCGAAGAAGGGCGACAAAGTACGAATCCGGATCGTTGATGGAAAAGCCTGGATCACTGGTAATGACACGGCTCCGCCGACTGACGATTCCCGGCTCCGGAGAGAGATGAACGATGAAACGCGGAAACTTAACCGTCGAATCTCGGACAATGAGGGAAACTATTCTAAGATAAGCCAGAGTGTCGACAAAATTGCGCTGGAAGTCGGTGGCAAGATGGACGCGGATATGAGTAATAAAGCCGCGCTGATTGAGATCACTAAGGGCCTGATCAAGTTTCTTGCCAATACGCTTGTGATCGATTCTACCAACTTTAAGCTTGATGCTAATGGCAATGCAACATTCAGCGGTACTTTGAATGCAGCCGGAGGAACGTTCAAAGGCAGCCTCAGTGCAGCTGACGGTACATTTAAGGGTAATCTCAGCGCAGCAGGGGGATCGTTTAAAGGCGCTGTTTCTCTTGACTGGAAAAGTGGAACCAACCTTCAGAAGGTATACCTTGGAGATTCATCAAAGGCATCGCCATTTGTTATGTCCTGGGCGTCGAAAAATGTCGAAACACAAATACAGTCTGGTGATGTGACCGTGTACTTCGGATCCGGCACTTACTGCCAGATGACGCCTTCCGGTATTAGTCAAAGCTCTGACAGAAGACTGAAGGAGGATATTAAAGATTATGAAGATGAAGAGAAGATCCTCCAGCTCAGACCAGTCTCATACCAGTATAGGGAAGACCCGCAGAAACGCAGGCACCTCGGATTCATTGCCCAGGAAACAGAAGAATTAATCCCTGAAGCGATAATGCACGGTGAATATCTTGGTCTGAATTATACAGAACTGATTGCACCGATAGTGGCGCTTCTTCAGAAACAGGAAAAACGCATCTCAGTATTAGAAGCAGAGGTAGCGGAACTAAAGGAGATAAAGGAGAAAAATAATGGCTGCGAGTATCACATTTGACTTCAGGCACTATTACCAGAAAGGAGACAGACGGAGCTCCGGGCAGATCGCATACCAATGGGATCTGGGTCATACTGCTGAGATCTATGTACCGGTTAATGCTTCATATGAGATCCATTACTGTTTCCATGATTACACTCAGACAGAAGATTATGCGGTTGAGAGCATTGCAGCTGCCGAGGATGGCGGGTATAAACTGACCGCGCACATCCCAAATAAGTATTTCGAACGCTCCGGAGAGCTGCGTGTGTATGTGATCGGATCCGCTGATGACCATATACTCACGACCTATGAGGGATTCATTACCATCCGCAGCCGGATCAAACCGGATGACTATACCGACGACGACCCGGAGAACGGTGCGGAAACAATAATCGCAAGGGCTCGGAGATATGCCAATGAGTCAGAAGCGTGGGCAGTCGGTCAGATTGAAGGTACAGATGTGCCTTCAACGGATCCTCAGTACAATAACAACTCTAAATACTATGCAACGCAAGCGGCGACATCAGCATCACAGGCAAGCACATCAGCGAGTCAGGCATCTGGATCAGCTTCATCTGCGTCTAGTTATGCTTCTCAGGCGGCGAATAGTATGAATATAGCAGATCAGGCCGCAGGTGCGGCTTTTGAACAGGCACAGTCTGCATCAACGGCGGCGACAACAGCCACGACAAAAGCCGGAGAAGCGGCGGCATCAGCACAGACGGCGGCAGAAAGTGCGGCTGCGGCATCACTTGACGCTGAGAAGTTGCTTGGAAACTTCGCACATTATCAGGCAACGTTGACGGCAGATCAGGCATACAAGGTCGGGGAATACCTGACCTACAATGGTTTGCTGTACCGAGTCACGACCGCCATCGCATCGGGAGGCACGATCAGTCCGGGGACGAACTGTGTGCAGACCACGGTTGGAGATGAGGTGGCTGATATTGATTCGAGGGTTGATTCGAGGGTTGATTCGAGGGTTGATTCGAGGGTTGACGAACAAATAGATAACAAATTTGGCGATGACATAGGTGACAATGTTACCGCTTGGCTAACTGAGCACGTAACGCCTTCTGGGTCTGCTGTGGTTGTGGACGACTCTTTGACAATAGAGGGTGCTGCGGCTGATGCTAAGAAGACTGGAGATGAGATAACTGGTTTAAAGGAAGATTTAAACGAGAGTGTCGATGACTTAAAGAGCGCTTTTAATACTTGCTTTGACTCTGAAGAAATTTATCCAACTAATCTACTTGATTTTAATGCAGTAACATTTGGTAAGTATTGCACAAATACTGGTGCTATTTCGACTAATGCAGATTATTGGTATACGGACTTCATACCAGTAGAAGAGGGTGAAACTTACACAAGGCAACGTGGAACTCTTACTGTATTAGATGGAAGACAGATTGCCTCTACTCGGTGGATTTCCTGCTATGACAGCAATAAGAATGTACTCGCTGATAAAGGTGCATCCAATTACCCAACAAGCTTTACTGTTCCAAGCGGAGTAGCTTATATTCGCTTTTCAGATGCATCATATATGAATACAATCCACAATCCTACCGTAGTAAAGGGAACGGAGGTGCTTGATTATAGTGAGTATTTTGAACCATATTCATCTAAAATTCTCAAATCAGAGTGTAATAATGACGAACACATAAACGAGCTTATAAGCGAAGCCAATAAGCGTTATATAACGAATGGACTTGAATTTATCTTTGATGTCAACTCGAATGACCATATTTTCAGTGCCGATGACGAATGTGTGCAGGATATGTTTGGATATTCGATAATCTTCAACGGAAGACTGTCCGCATTGTCTGACCTTGTTATCGGGCATGGTTACAACATATATATAGGCGGATATGTGAGAATTACGCCGACACAGTTTTCGTACTATCTCGGAACAGAACCAAACCCAAGAGTGTCAGAAGCACACAACCTCACATTTAAGGACTACATTACAGTCCGTATTGATGCAAAACCTAACCATAAGGCAGATTTCACTATTTATACAAATGGCGGGATATATACTAAAACCAATCAGTCTTGGGATGTCAGACAAGGAGCGTTACAAGTCAGGTCTAACAGTGGAACAAACACATTGTCAGGATGTACCCTTTCATATATTAGCAGAGGTTGGGGCGAGAAAATCCATCTCTACGGTGATAGTTATTTCGGTGTTTATAACGATAAGTGGACACAATATCTTGTAAACAATAATTGGACGAAAAACAATCTGAACGCATATCCGGGCAGAGCGTCAGCGGAAGCGTTAAAAGTGTTGAAAAATGTTATTGCAAATTCAAATCCCGAAAAAATCGTATGGTGTTTGGGTATGAATGATGGTGACGATAGTGGCTCGATTGATGCGGTGTGGAAAGCATCTGTTGAGGAATTAATGGATATATGTGATGAGCGCAAAATCGAGCTTATACTTGCAACAATACCGAATGTGCCAACTGTGGATAACACACAGAAAAATGCCTATGTAAGATCAAGCGGTCGAAGATACATTGACTTTGCATCTGCTGTTGGGGCATCAAACGGAACAACTTGGTACGACGGAATGTTATCGAGTGACGGAGTGCATCCTGATGTTCAGGGTGCAATAGCATTGTTTAATCAGGCAATAGCGGATGTACCTGAACTGATGCAGTAATTTACTGATTTAAAGGACACTTAAATCAGATTAGCACTTACTTAAAGGGCAATATAATAGTGTATTGATACACCATATAGCACATCAATACACTATATTATTGAGGCTCAGTAACCACGTTCACTGAGCCAGACATCCAGAGCCTTTTGAACCGCCCATGATTTTGCTCTCTCATCGTCTTCACAAAATTTTTCGAGACGAGCATTTAATTCTAATGGGATAGTCAGATTCAGTTGCTTTGAGTGTCTGCCTTGAGGAGTGCCAAAGGGTGGGCGACCACCCGATCCTGTGCGCTTTGCCATACCATCACCTCCTACGTGAAAGTATAACATTGCGCACAACTCATTTAAATCGTGTGGGACAGCGCATCCGTAAAGCCTTGTAAATACTGGGTTTATAGGCATTCTATTTTTGATCGGGCAATTTAATTAAGAACCGAGTTTGACATTGGAGGAATATTCCGCTAAGATTTGGATATAGAAAACTACATAAAAAGGAGCCGCGCTCCTGTCTGACAAACTTTCGCGCGACTCCGCCAAGTAGGCAAGGTCATCGTACCATGCCTGCTTTGAGATGTCAAAGGAGGTTTTTTTATGTCCAAAGATTACCGCACGGAGTTTATCCGAACTGTCGAAACCACACTGATTAATCACTTTGACCCGGAGCAAGTAAACCTGATCTCGAACGTTCTGGCGAAGACGCTGGCAGAGTATGAGATCACAGACCGTTGCACGAGCATCGAGCCATATGACGGCGGGAACGAGCGCATCATCAAACAATATGCAGCCTGCCTGATCGTGGATGGCAAGAGCAAGAACACCGTCGCCCAATACGTGAGGACGTGCAGGAAGCTGTCCGAGACCATAGGGAAACCGCTGACAGAGATGAATGCCTACGACGTTCGATTCTTCCTCGCCAAGGAGATGGAACGAGGGATCAGCGATCAGTCCCGCGAGAACCAGAGAGCGAACTTGTCTGCGTTTTTCCAGTGGATGGTCAACGAGGAGATCATCCCAAAGAACCCGATCGCGCAAATCAAGCCTATCAAGTGCCATCAAGAAGTGAAAAAAGCATTCTCTGACATCGAGATCGATGCGCTGCGGAGTGCCTGCAAGTCACTCAAAGAGAGAGCATTGATCGAGTTCCTGCTGTCCACCGGGGCGCGAGTCTCTGAAGTGGCAGAGATGAAGGTACAGGACGTAAACATTGAGACGCTGTCCGTCCATATTCTGCACGGAAAAGGCGACAAGGAGAGGATCACTTACACGACCGCAGTCGGAATGAAACACTTACTCGCCTATATCCACAGCAGAAAAGAGACGGGTGACGCATTGTTCTATAGCAAGAACCATGAGCCGATCAGGACGAGCGGGATCCGGTTTATCCTGAACAATGTTGCCAAAAGGGCAGGCGTGAGCAACGTCCACCCGCATCGCTTCCGCAGGACATTCGCCACGAACCTCTCCAAGAGAGGGATGGCAGTGCAGGAGATCCAGAAGTTGATGGGCCATGCCAACATAAACACGACTCTCGTGTATATCGCCACGGACGACAGCATGGTGCAGGCATCATACAAGAAGTACACAGCATAAGAGAAATCAGTAACTATCGACCAACAAATGAGGAAAAACCAATGGACATGATTCTATTGTGGGGAAGGCTCCGGCCTTCCTCTTTTAAATCCAAAGAATGGAGGATCTGCTGATGATGACATACCTGCCAATAGTAATCTCACTCTGCTCCCTGGGCTTCGCGATTTATTCGGCCCTGTCGAAGAATAACAAGGATGAGACTACTGCGATGACAACGGTGATCGTCAAGCTGGACAGCCTCCAGAGTGACATCCGGGATATCAAGAGTGAGATCAATAATATGCGGGACGATCAGCGCAGAGATCATGATGCACTGATCCGGCTGGATGCCTCGATCAAATCAGCCTGGAAGCAGATCGATAAGCTGACCGGAGCGGATCGGGAGGAATGATGTATGGCAGTCAAAAGGAAGAAGCTGAACAAACTGGACAGGTATCTGATCTTCTCCATCATTGTCCTGCTGGTATACACAGTGGCCGAGATGACTGTGTCGTCCCTCACCGGATCCGACCACAGCACGCTGACCACCTGTGTCTTCAGCGCATTCGGCGGAGAATTCTTTTTCGCGGGATTAATAAAGATCTTCAATATAAGGAAAGGAGAGCAAAGCAATTATGGATAAGCTTACATCAAGGAAATTCTTACTGTCACTGGCGGCCTTCCTGGGATCGATCGGAACATCGATCGCCGGCTACACGATCAAGGACGAGCGCGTCGTGATCTTCGGGATGATATGTGCGACGCTGTCCGCTGCGATCTATGCAGCCTGCGAGGCCGCGGTCGATGCTGCGAGCGCAGGAGCTGCGCCGGTAGTCACCAAGCAGATCACGGAGGTGACCACGAAAACGACAAATACCAACCTTCAGAAGGACCTGATCGCAGAAGCCCAGATGAAGGCCGGGAAGGAGAGTGATTCGAATGACAATTCCTGAGAGTGCCCTGTCCTGGGCA